CCCAAATGCCCGAATGTTCAAAACCGCCGCGGACCCGTTCAAAAAGTCGCATGTTTTTCAAACTGGGGCCAAACTGGGGTCAAACTGGGGTCAAAATCGCGTCGCGAGTTTGGTTAAACTCCCGTTGCAAAAGGTCAAAAACGATTTGGCGCGTGTTAAATCAGTGTTAAACGCGGGTGCCAAAATATGGTGCTCTGCACTGTGAATTAACGATTTACGCCCAGAAACCGCCGATTTTTTGAGGTTCGAATGGGCGTATGTGCGAGTATAGGCCGATTCATAGACGAAAGGGTGTGCAAAAGCGGGACGCGCATAGGTTTGCGTGCCTCTATCCAGTCGTTTGGGCGAACGTGCGCCTTATACCTTATATATTATGCCTTGCTCTTGCCCAGTAGCTCGCTAACCAGCGACCGGTTATGAGCTCGCTCTTCTTCGCACTGCTTTTGCAGCCATTCAATTGTTGACTCCTGCGATTTTAGTTGCGACTTCAGCTCTGCTATCACTGTTTCAAGCGCTTGCTCTCTCTCTGATCGCATTTTGGTAGGATCCTCTCTGAAATTGGTGAGAGGGTCTACAGGACTCTGTTTCTTGGGTTCATTCATCATGGCCTTACTGGGCTCTGACGCATTTGCGTGAATAAACTGTCGGTTGTTGTTACCCAGTTGTAGTGTATTAAGGCCATTGCTCCCTGCTATATGGCTGATACTATGGCTTTCTTCGATCTTCAGCATGGTACCTTTCCCCATCAGCAACCACTCCGAGCTTACATCAGGCAGTTCCGATAGTATATTTTCGATCGCGTTTGAGTTTAGCGGGGTTTGCCTTGCGGCCCCGCGGAAACTAGCGGAGCTCATACCTATTTTCTTATAGAATTCCTCCTTTGGTATACCCTTATACTCAAGCAGTTGTATAACTCTGTCCTTTATCATCGGGAATTTATTTTCGGGGTTGCTTGCGTGTCGCAAATATATTTTCGTTCTTTGCAGCGTCTTCCAAAAGGGAAGACGCGCTAAAAATAGGAATAAACGTAACGAACGAAGAAATGACAAAGATTCTGAGAGACCCCGAAACGGTAAAGGAGCTGGCTAAGGCCTTCCAGGTGACCACGAAAAGCGTGCGATCGGCCTTGAACGGCGTAACGCAGAGCGACCTGGCCAAGCGGATCCGGAAACGGGCGCTGGATATGGGCCTGAAAGAGAAAGGAACCGAACAAGCAATCGTATTGAACTAAGTAACCAACAAACCCAAACAGAAAGAAAGATGGAAAGGTATTTCAAACTAACAGAAGAGACGATCGTAAACGAAGCCGGCCGGAAGCTGCGCCAGATCGAGTGCATACGCGACTTCAAGTTTGCCCAAGCCGGTGAGCTGGGCGGCTTCATCGAGAAGGAAGAGAACCTCGGCGGCGAGGCATGGGTGGACGAAGGAGCCCAAGTGTGGGGCGAGGCAAAAGTGATCAACGGCTCGGTGCTGAGAGACAACGCACGGGTGTATGGCCGCTCCAAAGTGAGAAACGGCTCGGTGATCTACGACGAAGCCCGGGTGTATGACTACGCACTGGTCGACGCCTGCTCCGTAGGTGGGCAGGCCAAGGTGTACGGCAAAAGCTGGATCTCCCGCGGCGTATCGATGGCCGATCAAACGGAGGTCTTCGGGCTGGCCAACATCGAAAACTCCTGCCTGCTGCATAACGCCAGCGTGTCGGGTCGAGCCTGCCTGAATTGCTCCATGGTGCTGAGTACAGACGCCTACGTAACGCGCAACTCCGATTTCTGCCAGTTTTACAACCTCTGCCCGACGGCCGACAGAACAACGGTCTACCGGACGAAGACTGGCGACCTCAGGGTCTACCACGCAGACGAGGTCTACACCTTGGAGACCTTCACCAAGCTGATCGAACAGGCCGACAGCGAGTCAATTGTCAAACTGGTTTACCCTGCGGTACTGGCAGTGATTAAGGCACGATTTGAACTCTGAACCAACCACAAGGGCGCCCCGGCCGGGGCGCCCGTAACCTACAAACCCAAACAGAAAGAAAGATGGATAAGCACTTCAAACTAACAGAAGAGACAAGAGTAAACGAGGCTGGCGTCACGCTGCACCGGATCGAGGCCACACGCGACTCGCTGCACGCCAAGGCTGGACAGACGGGTGGCTTCGTAGAGGGTGAGGACAACCTCGGTGGCGAGGCGTGGGTGGACGACAACGCGGAAGTATGGGGCGAGGCTTTTGTGTACTGCTATGCCTATGTGAGTGGAAACGCCCGTGTGTACGGCAACGCCCAAATCTATGACCACGCGTGGGTCGGAGCGGACGCACGAGTGTACGACAACGCCCGCATCCACGAGAAGGCTTATGTCGGCGGACAAGCCGAAGTGCACGGGCAAGCCGAAGTAGAAGGCATAGCGGCAGTAAAAGACGAAGCAGAGGTCACGGGGCATGCCCGAGTGCTCGGCTGGGCGAAGATCGGCCGTAGGGCGTTCATCGAACACCTCCGCGACTACTGCGTGTTTCAGGGCTTCGGCCGGTGGAAAGACTGTCCGCTCACGGCCTTCCGCGAAAAGAACGGTGAGATCGGCGTGTTATTCGAGCACTATTCGAAGACTCTCGAAGGCTTTACAGCCCTGCTCGGCGATACGCCGGGCGGACGGACGTTCCGGGCAATTATAGAAGTGATCAAGCTGAATTTCAACCTGAACTAACTACACCTCTCGGGCGCCCCGGCTGGGGCGCCCATAACCAACAAACAGAAAGAAAGATGGATAAGCACTTCAAACTGACAGAAGAGACGATCGTAAACGAGGCCGGCGTCACGCTGCACCGGATCGAGGCCACACGCGACTCGCTGCACGCCAAGGCTGGACAGCTGGGCGGCTTCGTAGAGGGAATGTATAACGTGATTGGCGAGGCGTGGGTGGCTGACGAAGCAGAGGTCTGGGGCGCTGCGCGACTGCGCGACTGCACTTTGGCCTTCGGACACGCACAGGTCTTTGACCATGGTTGCCTGATCGGCCAAGCACAAGTAGGCGAATACGCTAAGGTCTTCGAGCTGGCCAACATTTGTGACACGGCTAAGGTCGGAGGAAACGCACTGGTGCATGGACTTGGTACATACGTATACGGCGCGGCGCGGTTCCGGAACGGGGCAGACATCAAAAACACGGATGACTACATCGTCTACCAAGGTTTTGATGAGCTGGGCACGTTGACGGCTTACCTAGCGACCAACGGAAGGGCTATGATCCTACTTGACTGGATAGACTTCACCATTGACGAGTTTATCAGCCGAGCGGAGAAATGCTACAGCAACAACCCGGTGCAGCTGCAAGCGGCCCACCTGATGGCTAACTTGATCCGCCTCCGGTTTAGACCTAACGTATAATACCCCACCTCTCGGGCGCCCCGGCCGGGGCGCCCATAACCAACAAACAGAAAGATGGAAAAGCATTTCAAACTGACAGAAGAGACGAAAGTAAACAAGGCCGGCGTCACGCTGCACCGGATCGTGGCCACACGCGACTCACGGCACGCCAAGGCTGGGCAGCTGGGCGGCTTTATCGAGAAGGAAGAGAACCTCGATAGCGAGGCTTGGGTGGACGGCTACGCGGAGGTATGGGGCGAGGCTTTTGTGTACTGCTTTGCCTACGTGGGTGGTATCGCTCGTGTGTATGGCCACGCTCGTGTGTATGGCTACGCCCGTGTGTATGGCAAGGCCCAAATCTATGGCCACGCGTGTGTCGGAGTAGACGCACGAGTGTACGACAACGCCCATGTCCACGAGAAGGCTTATGTCGGCGGACAAGCTGAGGTGCACGAAGAGGCCGATGTGTATGGCATAGCGAAAGTAAAAGGCGAAGCAGAGGTCACAGGGCATGCTCGGGTGTTCGGCTGGGCGGAGATCGGTCGTAGGGCGTTCATCGAACACCTCCGCGACTACTGTGTGTTTCAGGGCTTCGGCCGGTGGAAAGACTGTCCGCTCACGGCCTTCCGAGAAAAGAATGGTGAGATCGGCGTGCTCCTCGAGCACTATTCGGAGACTCTCGAAGGCTTTACGGCCCTGATCGGCGATACGCCGCACGGACGGACGTTCCGGGCAATTATAGAAGTGATCAAGCTGAATTTCAACCTGAACTAACCCCACCTCTCGGGCGCCCCGACCGGGGTGCCCGTAACCAACAAACAGAAAGAAAGATGGATGAGATAAAGACGTACGAATCGGTTGTCGGCGCATTAGGCTTCTGCTTAGAGGAGGCACGGGCGGACGCGGAACGATTGGAAGAAGAACTGATGGACGAGGCGATCGTCCAGGCGGCGCATCCGCTGTATGTAGAACTGCTCCGAGCTCAGGCGCGTATCGACGCGCTGAGCGAAGCGATCGAGCTAATCATGAATAGCTAAAAACGAAGCCTCAAGCGTGTGCGGCCCTGCCGGCCAGAGGCTACCGCGAGAGAACAAGAATAAGAGAATAACTAATCAACCAATATTTAACAATATGCAAACTGTAAATTACAACAACGAGAACGAGATGAAGAACGTGAAGTGTAACGACGAGGCCGTACTGGCCGGGCTGCCGTTTTTGGCGCGCGCCACGGAGCATGCCGCTGAGTTGAAGGCGATGGCCGAGGAGCAGCCGAAAGGTCGCACGATGCTGGTCTGTGCAGGCGAAGAATCGGAGGACGGCCAGCTGCGGTTTGCCTTCAGCTACACGGGCCCCCGAGGGATACTGACGGAAATGCTGGATGGGCTATTGGACGACGACGACCTCCGCGAGGTGCTTGAACAGGCGATGGCTCGTAGACAGGAGGAGGATAACCTGGAAACAACGCCGGAGTGATGGAAGCGAAGAAGGAAACCGTAGAGGCAGGCTCCGAGGCACCAAAGAGCGACTTTATTCGGCGTGCTGACGAAATGTCCGACGTGCTGATGGACATGGCCGACCAAAAGGCCGCCTATCGCGCGGTCGTAATGGTTGCGATAGAGGACGATGACAAAGGCAATACCGATAGTACCGGTGCCTTAGGAGGAAACGAAAAGCAGTTGCGGAGGATGTTCAGGGCCATGTGGCACGATGAAAAGGTCGGCCCATTTATGAAGATGGCCGCATTCCTTGAGATGGGAAAAGCTGCATTGAACGATGGATGCAAGTGAATTGGTGCCGGGCGAGGAGTATATCTACCTCGGCAAGGACGGGCGCACAGGCCCGCTGCGCTTCGAGGGCGTACGGGAGGGAGGACGGATCTACGTCTTCAACCTCCCGCGCCCCCGGGTTGGGCAAATGATGCTGGGCCGGCCGCATGTGGAACGAGCCATCCGGAGGATTGAGTCATGGACGCAAACAAACTGATCATCGGCGCGCGGTATATCTACCGGACGATGGATGGGAAGGACGTGGAAGTGACGCACACGGGTGACAACGGTGACGGGCGCTATGTGTTTCACACCCGAAGACGGATGTATCGGTTCGTGTTTGGGCCGGATACGGTGAAGGACAGGGTGTCGGAATGCGAATGACGGACATACAAAAACCGGCGAGAATTATATACAAAAATCGATCGGAATTATATATGAACACAAGACTGCTAAGACCCGGGGCGTGCTACTGGTACACGGGCCGAGGGCGCCGAGAGATGGTGCGCTACCGCTATAAGGAGTTGGACAGGTATCTCTTCGACTCGGACGAAGGGCAGTCGGTCAGACTGACGGCAGACCGGGTGGAACGATACCTCCAAGGAGCGTAGAGGCGCCTGCTAAAAACAAAGAACGACTTAGACGATGGAAATACTGAACATGTTTTTGGGTGCGCTGCGCATGACCAGCGCGGGGATGTGGCTACGGTTCAGTTGCCTTGGGGTACTGCTCTCGTGCAGTCCCACGGCGGACTGCCATCCGGCAGTCGAATCGGCCCTGTATGCGGCTTTGATTGCTGTGGCATGGCTGATTTATCGATGCGACCGGGAGCGATTCAAACGAATCGCGGACTACTTAGAGAAATACTGATTGCTTTTTTGTTCGAGGCGTACACGGGCCGGCCTATATCGGTTTGCCCCCTACAAAACGCCGATAAAATGGGTTTCAAATGGCGTTTAAACGCCGCTTCCGCAGTTTTCTTTCATCTCTTCTTTCTGCTGCGGGGGCACCGGTTCAGGGCTTTGACGGCTGGCTCTCACACGGCCGCGGGGGTTCGACTCCCCCGAACCGGACAATGATTTTCAAGTTGATAAACGAATAACGAAACACGAAACGGCCAGCTGGCCGGACTATCCCCCACACACACTTAAAATGAAGTCAAGCATACATACACCACGATGCCTTTCAGGCTTACGGAAAGCGATACAAGACAGTATCGTTCCGCATATACGGTCAGCCTTTTCTCCTCGACGAACACAGGCTGAATTGAACGCTCTTCCTGTGATGCAGCTATTACTTCCAAAAAAAAGGCTTGTCGGCCACGTTCCGGAAGTATTGACAAACCATACAGTGCAATGGCTGATGTTAGGATTCCGATTACAAGTGGTAAAACTAAAAGAAGATATACCCAGCGGGTGTATTGGGATTCAGCGCTTGATGCGTGAGGGTCGGTTACTCAGTGAAGACTACCTGCGGATAGATCCCTCCGGCCGGTTGACGTTCGAGCCGATAAGCCAGGCTGTAAAGAAGTAAAGCACCATGTATCAAATGATGGACGGCCACTTGTGCCTGAGCGTGGAGAGCTGGTTGGAAGCGGGACTGACCCGTGACCAGTTCAAGAACGACTCTAAGCGCGGCGATCTCACGATCTACCGCCGGAGCCTGCACGACCGCACGCTGATCGACGTCTGGTCGATCCGGCGTCCGGAGCGCATCGCCGCCATCGAGCGGGCGTTCGGGCGGCGGGAGGAGCAGGGCAAGGCGCCGCGCGCCACGGGGCCGGAGATAGACGCCGAGGCCGCCGCCTTCTTCCGCGACTACACCTACGGAGAGGCCCAGGCGCATCTGCCCGAAGACACCATCACGCGATACACGAACAACGCTACCATCGTGCGCCACCTGCTCGGCCGACTCGAGGTGATCCGTGCGCACCGCAACATCCCAATGGGTGAGTTTTGGCGAGACTCCGTGGCCTACGCCGCCGAGCAGCAGACGAAGGGTCTGCCGAACTCACTGCCGATGAGCGAACGCGGCTTCCGCCGGCTCGTCATGCGCTTCAAGGAGGAGGGCTACGCCGCCTTCGTATCGAAGAACTACGGCAACGACACCGCCCTGCGCCTCGAGGAGGAAGCCAGAGAATGGCTCATCGCTCGCTACGCCACACCCGTCGACCGCCTGACGGTGAAGCAGCTCTTCGAGGCGTATAACCGCGTGGCCCGGGAGCGCGGGTGGAAGCCCGTCCGCTCGGAGAACACCATCCGGCGCCTTTTGGATCGGCCCGAGGTGCGCCCCCTGTGGTACGGCCTCCGCCACGGCGAGCTGAAGGCCAAGGAACTCTTCACCCGCCACCACAAGACGGCTCTGCCGGAGGTGCGAGACGCCATCTGGTACGGCGACGGTACGCGCCTGAACTATTACTACCGCGACTCGGAGGGACGAGTGGCCACCTGCTGCGTGTATGAGGTGATGGACGCCTACAGCGAAGTCTTGCTGGGTTACCACATCAGCCCGCGGGAGGACGTGGAGGCGCAATTCTTCGCCTACAAGATGGCCCTCCAGACGGCAGGCCGCAAGCCGTACGAGATCCGCTTCGACAACCAAGGCGGACACGGCAAACTGAAGCACAGCGACTTCTTCCGCTGCATGGCCCGCATGGCCATCCCCACGCAGCCCTACAACGGCAAGTCGAAAACGATCGAGAGCGTCTTCGGCCGCTTCCAACAGGACTACCTGCACCGCGACTGGTTCTTCACCGGTCAGAACGTGACGGCCCGGAAGGACGAGAGCCACGCCAACCGTGAGTTCATCCTCGCTAACCGGCGCGACCTGCCCTCGCTCGAGGAGATCCGGCAGCTCTACGCCCGGCGTCGCCAAGAGTGGAACGAGGCGCCACACCCGGCCACGGGCCGCCGCCGGATCGACATGTACCGCGAGTCTGTCAACCCCGAATCGACGGCTGTTACGGCGCTCGACATGCTCCTGATCTTCGGCCAGCGGGACGAGGAGCACTCCTCGAAATACACCGCCTCGGGGCTGAAGAAGACGATCGACGGACAGCGCTACACGTGGGAGGTGCTGACCCCGGAAGGCCTGCCCGACGGGGAGTTCCTCCGGGGCAACGTCGGCCGCGACTTCTTCGTCGGCTACGACCCGGAAGACATGACGACGGTGGCGCTCTACACACGAGACTCGCAAGGGCAGCTGCGGTTCGTCACCTTCGCCCGGAAGTACATCGAGGTCAGCCGCGCCCGTCAGGAGCAGACGGCCGAGGAGCGCAGCTTCATCAGCCGGATGAACTTGGCCAACAAGGTGGCGCGGGCGAACATGCAGGAGGCCACCGAAGAGCTCCTCGAGCGGCAGGGTATGCACCCCGGCCTGTATGGCCTTCGGATGCCCCAGCTGCGCGGCGTGGAGCGTGCGGCAAAGGAGGCGGCTTACAGGCAGCGACAAGAGCAGCCTGAAAAGAAGAAGCCGGCGAGGGCGAAGGCAAAGCAGAAAGAACAACCCGAGGACATTGGTGCCGTACTGAAGAAGGAAACCATGCTGGTACCGGCCTTGGAGGACGATTACAACTACTTGAACGAACTATAAGATGATAACGAACGAAGAGAAAGAGATGATCCGAGTGCGACTCGGGGAGTATTGCGAGATGAAAGGCAGCCAAAAGCGGGCGGCCACCTCGTTAGTGGGGGTCAGCCCCGCCACGGTGACGCAGATCGTGACCGGCAAGTGGGAACTGATCAATGAGAAGATGTGGCGCAGCATAGCGGCACAGATCGGAGTGAAACAAACCAGATGGAACATAGTGGAAACAAGGAACTACAGGGCGCTGTCGGACATCTTCGCTGACGCGCAGGAGAATGCCCTCGTGCTGGCCGTATGCGGCGAGGCAGGGACGGGCAAATCGCTGACGGCTGCGCATTACGGAGCGGAAAACCCGAACGTCTACGTGCTGGCCTGCTCGGAATACTGGAACCGCAAGACCTTCCTCCGGGAGCTGCTCCGGGTGATGGGTAAGAACCCCGCGGGAGATACGGTGGGCGACATGGTGGACGACGTGGTCATGGCGCTCAAGCGGCGCGAGAACCCGCTGATTATCCTCGACGAGGCCGACAAGCTGAGCGACCAGGTGATGTTCTTCTTCATCACCTTCTACAACAAGTTAGAGGACTATTGCGGCATCGTACTGATGGCCACGGACTACTTGGAGAAGAAGGTGCGCCGCGGTCTGCGCCTGAACAAGAAGGGCTACAAGGAGATCTACTCCCGCATCGGCCGGCGCTTCGTGGCCATGCCGGGGCTGAGCGCGACGGACATCTCGGACGTCTGCCGGGCCAATGGCGTGGAAGGGTTGCGCGAGATTGAGACCGTGAAGAAGGACTGCGAAGGCGACCTCAGGCGCGTCAAGCGCAAGTGCCATGCCTTTAACCGCATGCGCCGGCAGGCCGAAGAACGGAAGGAGGAGACGGCCGAATGAAGCTGAAGCGGTCATACGGCGCGCGTGAGCTGGCACGCATGGCAGATCCGGAAGGAGTGAGCCTCGGTGCGGAACTGGATGAAGCCATCGGAAAGGCAGAGATCGCCGGCGGAGCGTGGTTCATCTACGGCCCCTCTAAGAACGGCAAGACCTCGATGGCCATGATTCTGGCCAAGGCGCTGGCTAAGCATCGCAAAGTGGCTTACGACAGCGTGGAGGAGGGTATCAACAAGTCGCTCCGCATGGCTGTAGAGCGCCACGGACTGGTAGAGGCAGGTCACAACTTCGTCCTACTCAATCGGGAGTTCTTTGAGGATCTGGTGTATCGCCTCAAGCATAGCCGCACGGTGCGGGTGGTCTTCATTGACTCGGTGCAGTTCATGGATCTGAAGTACTCGGAATACCGTCGGCTCAGGCTTGATTTTCCCCGCACGCTTTTCGTCTTTATCAGCCACGTAAAGAACAACCGGGGCACCAGTCCGGACGGCAGTGTAGCCACGAAAATCATGCGCGACTCGGACGTGATCTTCTCCGTGCGAGGTTTTAAGGCCTTCGTCACAAGCCGCTTCGGCGGCAATGGAGAGTTCGTGATCTCGGAAGAGATGGCCGCGAAGTTTTACTTAGAATGATCAATCACAACCAATCAAAAACGAAGTATGGAAACAACATTCATGGAAAGAGAGAAGAAGCGCTTGGTGAAGCGCTTTCACACCCTGCTGGGTAAGGCTGGCATCGACGATGACGGCAAGCGCACGATCCTCTCGGCCTACGGCGTGGAGAGCTCTTTAGACTTGGACTGCCACGGCCTGATGGAGGTCTGCGACCGGCTGACCACACTTAGCACGCCGGGTCTGGCCGAGGCTGACCGCTGGCGCAAGCGGGTGATAGCTGCCATCTTCAGCTATCGCCGTGAGATGAAGCACGAAGCCACGATGGATGAGGTGAAGGCCATCGCCTGTCGGGCATCCGGCTACAAAACCTTCAACCGCATCCCGGTGGATCGGCTGCGCAGCCTTTACAACGCGTTCAAACAGCGTACAGAAGACCTTCAAAAGGTCGACCGCATAACGATGGACGAGCTCGGGAAACAACCCGGAGCGATGATGTACTTCGTGTACACCCCCGGGGAGGTAAGTAGCAGAGGGTAGTTATGCGGCCTTGCGGCCGCGGTAGTCAGAGGGTAGTAGGATAGAACCTACTTTTGACTATCGGCCGAAGGCCTAACACAGAAACATATAAACACATAAACACGATATGGAAACAGTAGAAATGACAGCCGAGGAGCGCCAAGAGTTCGCGGCCTTCAAAGAGGCTAAACAGAAGAAAGAGGCGGAGGCCAAACGCAAGGCCGACCGCGAGGCTTACACCGCATTGGTAGACGAGACGATCGAGACCGTTATGCCACGACTTATGAATATCAGCGACGAGATAGCCCGGCGCAAGACGGAGGCCGCAGAGGCCTTCCGTGGGGCGTTAGAGATGAAGGCGGAGCTCTTTGGGGTGAAGGACGACCAGCGGTCGCACACCTTCACCAACTCCGAGGGCACGAAGCGCATCGTCGTCGGACACTACCTCTTAGATAATTACCGCGACACGGTGGACGAGGGCATTGCAATGGTCAAGGGCTACATCGAGTCACTGGCCAAAGACGACGAGAGCCGCACCTTGGTCAAGACCATCCTCCGCCTGCTCTCGCGCGATAGTTCGGGTGCACTTAAGGCGCAGCGTGTGTTGCAACTCAGGCGGCTGGCCGAGGAGACGAAGGACGAACGCTTCATCGAGGGCGTGCGCATCATCGAGGAGAGTTATCAGCCCAGCCCCTCGAAGGACTATATCCGTGCTGCCGTCCGCAGCAAGTCAGGCGTATGGGAGTCGGTACCGCTTAGCATGACGGAGGTGTAAACGACAGGCATGGGTCGATTCAATCCGCGAGGGCGGAGCTACGAAAAGCGCGTAACGGCGGTCAACCGGATCTACGACGAGTACGTGAAGAGCGGGCTGTCGAACCGGGAGATCTGGAGGCGCTACATCCATCCGCAACTGGGGATCTGCGAGCGGGCGTTCTACAAGATGCTGAAGGCGTCAGGGAAGATCGGCCGCAACGCAGACGGCGAATCAACCATTCACAAGTAAACGACAAACAAGACGATGAGAAAAGAACTGTATCAAGTGATCCGGGATGCCTTAGGGCGCATCGACCGGCCGCAGCCCATCGCCCACATCGATCTGTGGAACCAGCATATGAGCTTCTTGGAGCAAGAGATGCCCTTTCGGCTTCCGGCGGTGTTCATCGAGTTCAGTCCGACGGACTGGACGCATGTGGACAACGGTTCCTATAAAACGAATCAGGAGGTGCGGCTGCACATCATTACCGAATGGCCGGGGCCGGATGCTTCCGAGGAGGGACTGGGCGAGGTGTTCGACCTGATTGACGAGGTGCTATGGGCGCTGCACAACGTCTGTGGACGGTCGTTCCGGGCGCTCCAGCGGGTAGGCTCGGAGACAAACCACGATCACGAGGAACTGATTGACATGGTGGAGACGTACCGCTGCGTGGCGTACGACGATTTCGTGAGGATGCGGAACAAGGAGTTGAGCGAAAAGGGGGAGTCACGGCCATGATCATCGCAGTAGACTTTGACGGGACGATCCACGATGGCCAGTGGCCGG